GTCCAACGCTATCCTGACCGGGTATGAGCGGCCTGCTGACCAGGGCGCTGCTGTCCAGCAGAAGCGGGCTGGGTATGGTCAGACCTACTACGACAAATACGCAGGCAAGACGGAGGAACCCGTTTCCGGGGTGACTTACCGTGTTCAGGTGGGTGCGTTCTCCCAGAAAGCCAATGCCAACAAGCAGCTTGCCGCTGTGCAGGAGAAGGGCTTTGAGGGGTTCATTACCAATCTGAACGGTCTGTATAAGGTGCAGGTGGGCGCATACAGTGTCAAGGCCAATGCGGAGAAGCAGCTTGCCCGGATGAAAGCCGCTGGGTTCTCTGACGCTTTCATTTCCACGGCGGGAGCCGGGACGGTAGTAGCAACCACCCCGGCAAAGAAGTCCGTGGAGGAACTGGCGAAGGAAGTTCTGGCTGGCAAGTGGGGCAACGGGGACGCAAGGAAGAAAGCTCTGACCGAAGCCGGGTATGACTACGCTGCGGTGCAGGCAAAGGTCAACTCCCTCTTGTCTTAGTCCACGTGTGAGGTTTCCAATGCGCCGTAGTGGTGTGCAGCATGACCGTTCCCTGAATAATCGGATTTGACTTCACTGCTGGTGCATTGGAAACTAAATCCGACTCTGACGTACCGCCTTTTTCCAGGCGGTACGTTTTTGTCGGAAGGGAGGTAAGATTATAGGCTATGGTAATTTTGAAGTAGTCATCTTCTTCATCCCAGACGGTGACAGAGTTTACAAACAAGTCTATCAAAAGCCTGCGGAAATCTTCATCCTCAATATCACCGTCCTTGAACTGGGTCAACCAGTAAATGACCTGTTCCTTGTCCAGATACACAACACCCTTTTCTTCTTTCCGAAGTTCGGACTCAATGACTTTTTTATCCTTCTCCAACTCTACCATGCGTTTGACCAGGGTTTCAGGGGCAAGCCCGCTTTCAATCGCTTTGGTAAGGTTGGCGAGGGATAATTTTGTTTCATGCAGTTTATCCCGCAGGACAGGGATATGGGTTTCCGTTTCCACTTCCCGGACGTTGGTAGTCACGGCAATAGTGGCAATCTCCTCTATCCGTTCGTCTGTGAGCAGAGAGAGTGCGTCACGGGCTACCACTTCCTCAATAAAGTCTTTCCGCAGGTTTCGTTTATGGCAATTCTTATGGAGGTTCTTTTTGCCGTAGCACTCATAGTAAGCGTACCCGGCGTTTCCGTTACTGTTGGCGTTCATCTTACACCCGCAGTGACCGCAGAACAACTTTCCAGAGAGTAGGTACACCCTTCTGGCCTTATAGGTTCCTGGGGTATGACCTACCTTTGACAGACGGGCTTGTACCTGCTCAAACAGTTTCTTGTCAATGATGGGTGGTATTACGTTTTCTGCCCGGTAGTCATGGAACTGGTACACTCCGATATATTTTTCATTACGGAAAATCTTACTGAAAGAACTCTTGCCGAAGGGTTCACCTTTGGAGGACTTATAGCCTTTGGCATTAAACGTCCTGCATATATGAGCAACGGTATGACCTTCTGCGTACATTTCAAACGCTTCACGAACGATAGGAGCGGTTTCTTCATCTACCACCAGTTTCTTCCCTACGGATTTATACCCCAGGGGGATAGACCCTCCTATGGAATTGTGCTTATAGGCAGACTCCCGCAGGCCACGGTTGATTTTCTGGGAGAGTTCGGCGCTATAAAATTCTGCCATACCTTCAAGGACAGACTCAAGGATAATTCCTTCCGGGTCATCACTGATATTTTCCGTGGCTGAAATGACCTGGACACCATTCTTTTTCAGGCGGTACTTATAGTTGGCGCTGTCATAGCGGGAACGGGAGAACCTGTCCAGCTTGTAAACAATCACTGCGTCAAAGGTATGCTTTTCAGAGTCCTTTATCATCTTGAGAAATTGAACCCGTTTCTCAATGTCCTTACTGGCTGACGTTGCCCGGTCTGCATAGACTTCTACAATTCGTATGTCATGACGGGTGCAGAACTCCCGGCAAACCCGGATTTGCCCTTCAATGGATTGTTCCGTTTGGTTGTTGCTTGAGTACCTGACATATAGGCAGGCAGTTTTGATTTCTTCATACATGGTTGTCCCTCCATTCTGTGAAGTTTATTATCCTGCATTTACGCTTTCCCCTTTTAATGCAGCGTCACGCTCATTCATGCAGACCTGAATAATATGGAATTGCCCTTGAGCGGTTGCTACTCTGTATGCGTCCAGCAGAAGCCGTTCTTGTTCTGTAAGAGTGGGAACCATTTTTGAATTTCTTACTTCACTAAGACCCAAAAGATAATCCGCAGTTACGTTAAAATACTCTGCAAGGCGGCAGATAACTTCTACTTTAGGGCTTGCGCCCTTTTTCCACCCGGATATTGACCCTGATGTAACTCCCATAACTTCTTGTATTTCAGGGGTTTGGGGCTTCATATTGCGTTCAGCACACAGTTGTTCATATCGTTCATAGAAAGTCAAAGTAAGCCCTCCTCAAAAAATTTTAGAAAACTATGAAAAACCCCTTGACTTTCTTAGTTGACTCTGATATGATGTTCTTGTCAACAAGAGTTGTTCGCAGGGCGCAGAAAACCCGCCCACCCAGGTAACAATTTTTTGCAGAAAATTGTACCCGGCAGGTTTCCACTGGTTATATGGCTTGACACCCTTATTATAACCACTGGGGAGTAGTTTGTCAACTTTTGTTTGCACGATTTTTCAGTGGAAGGGAGGGAAAAGACGTGGAGGAACTGGATTACATTCGTGACCGCCTTAAACGACACCGACTCTCGTTTGTGTGGCTGATTTACCAGTTGAGCCAGAGAGATATTGTCACTGACAAGACCGAAGTGAGTTCTATCTTTGCCGGGACTCGTAAAGGTGCAAAGGCTGACTCAATCGTTCAGGCAGCAGGCGCTATCCTGGATGATTACGAACAGGGTAAGGTGTTCGTCCACGAAGTATGAGTGACCTGGCGGTAGTCCTGGAAGAAAAACGGTCTTTCAGTACGCTTCTGGTGAAGAAGGTGGAAGATTATTTCCGGGATGAAGAAAACAGGAAACGCTTTGAAAACTGGTACAAGAACAAGTACGGTAAAGATTACGAATGGAGGTAGGTGTTATGAAGTGACAAACAGGGTATTAGGCTGCGGCTTTGAGCAGGAACTATGTGACCTGCTGGCTGAACACGGCTACTGGGCGCACAATCTGGCACAGAACCAGATAGGGCAACCCGCAGACGTGATAGCGGCTAAGAACAACGTGGCGGTCTTGATTGACTGCAAGGTGTGTTCTGACAACCGCTTTCCCCTCTCCCGTATTGAGGGGAACCAGGAAGGGGCTATGACCCTCTGGGAAGTAAGAGGGAACGCTTACTGCTACTTTGCTATGAAGCTGACCGATGGTTCTATCTACATGGTGCATTTTGATGACCTGAACCTGCTGGAAAGCCTGGGGCAGAGAGCAATCACCGAAGCAGAGTTCCAGAAATACCCTACCTTTGAGCAATGGCTTGAATATATGGAGGGTTCGGGATGATTACAGAAGTTGGAAGCTACCTGACTATCACCGACCCGTCCCCGGCGCTCATGGAATGGTGCAAGAAGAACCTTGAGTTGGTGAACCCGGAGTATCAAAAGAAGGTACGTATGCACCTGTGGACAGGAAACACGCCCAGGACGCTCTTTCTATACTCCACCAATGGAAACACCTTGACCTTGCCTTTCGGCTGTCTACGGTCAATTCTGGGGCTTCTGGAAGGGGATTTAAGAAAGCGCTTCCCAGAACCGAAGAAGGTTGACTTTGGGGGCTACGTTCCTCTCTATGAGTACCAGGAAACGGCTGTGGCGGCTATGTTGGCAAACCACTACGGTATCTTGCAGTCCCCGGCTGGGTCTGGCAAAACGCAGATGGGAATTGCGCTGGCCTGCGAACTGGGAGTCAAGACCCTTTGGCTGACGCACACAAAAGACCTGCTGACGCAAAGCAAGGCCAGAGCGCAACAGTACCTTGACCCCGCACGGCTGGGAACTATCACGGAAGGTAAGGTAAGCATTGGAGCGACCATAACCTTTGCGACCATTCAGACTATGTGCAGACTGGATTTAGACCAGCACTGGGATGAATGGGACTGCATTATCGTGGATGAATGTCACCGTGTAAGCGGGACACCTACGGCGGTCACGCAGTTCAGCAAGGTTCTGAACGCTTTAAGCGCCCGTCATAAGTACGGCCTATCGGCAACGGTACACCGGGCAGACGGTCTTATCAAGGCAACTTACGCTATGCTGGGGGAAGTGGTTTACACCGTCCCAGACGAAGCGGTAAAGGCCAGAGTGATGACCGTAAATGTTCTTCCGCAGGGAACCGGGGTTGGGCTGGACGCTTGTTTTCTGAACAGTGACGGTACTGTGAACTATGCCCAGATGATAACATACCTGACCCAGTACACAGAGCGGAACAAGGTCATTATGGCCGACCTGCTGGCGAACCGTGACCACTACAATCTGATTTTATCGGAGAGGGTCAGTCACCTGGAATATCTTTATGACCAGTTACCCCCTCTGCTGAAAAGACAGGCCGCTGTGATTGACGGGAAGATGACCAGTAAGGCTTTGAAAGCCAAACGGGAACAGGCCATTGAGGATATGCGGACAGGAGCAAAACGCTATCTGTTTGCGACCTACTCATTGGCAAAGGAAGGTCTGGATATTCCCAGACTGGATAGGTTGTACCTGACCACTCCTCAAAAGGATTATGCGGTCATCGTGCAAAGCGTAGGCCGGGTGGCAAGGGTATTTGAGGGTAAGCAGCAACCCATTGTTTATGACTATGTGGACAATATCAAGTCCCTGCTCAAGTCTTACAAGAAACGCTGCACCAGCTACCGCAAGTGCGGTTGTAAATTTATCAATGAATAGGAGGACTTTACAATGAAGTTGTTCAGAACTATTGAAGCGGTTGCCGATGGCAACTACATCGTGGGTGACGTGGTGGATTTCACCCTCAATGACGGTGAGGAGGTTCAGGCGCTTGCCGTGAAGCAGGAGGATGACGGTATGCTGTTCGTTCTGTTGGACTGCTTGGCTGACGAGGAGTGCATGAACGAGAAGAGCAGCAACCGGGGTGGTTTTATCGCCGCTGACCTGTGTGCGAAGCTGAACGGCGCTATCCTTGACCGCTTCCCGGCTGAAATCCGGGAGAAGATGGTTGCTTTCTCCAACGGCCTGCTCCTGCGGCTTCCCACGGAGAAGGAAATCTTTGGGAAGAACGTGTACGGCAAGGACGAAGGGGACGCTGTTTACCAGTGGGAACCCATGAAGGAGCGGCGCTACCGCATTGCGTTCCAGGGCAAGAACGGCGCATGGGAATGGTACTGGCTGGCAAACCAGGTGGACGGTTCCGCTGCTCGTTTTGCCTTTGTCCTCAACTACGGCAATGCGAACTTCAGCATCGCTTCTTACGCTTACGGCGTTCGTCCCGCTTTCAAAATCTCCAATCCTTAATCAAACCCCCTTGTGGGGTTTGAGAAGTGGAGGAAGCACGAAAGGAGGAAAACAGTGCTGAACGTACTATCGCTATTCAGTGGCATAGGAGCGTTTGAAAAAGCCCTTGAGAACCTGGGTGTACCGTACAATCTGGTGGGGTATTGCGAAATAGACCCTTATGCCAGTAAAGCCTATTCCCTTCTTCATCACGTTCCCATGAGTATGAATTTTGGGGACATTACGAAGATGGATGAAACCCGGCTACCGTCTGATATTGACCTGATAACCTACGGTTTTCCGTGCCAGGACATTTCAGTGGCAGGCCGAAAACAGGGGTTTTTCAAGGATGACGGGACGAAAACCAGGAGCGGCCTGTTCTTTGACGCACTGCGTATCATCGAAGCTACAAAGCCGAAGGTAGCTATTGCGGAAAACGTCAAAAACCTTACCAGTGAGAAGATGAAGCCGATTTTTGACCTTGTTCTGAACAGTCTGGACGAAGCAGGCTACAACAATTACTGGCAAGTCATGAACGCTGCGGACTACGGTATGCCGCAGAAACGGGAAAGAGTTCTGATAGTGTCTATCCGAAAGGACGCTGATGACGGAACTTTTACTTTCCCCGCTGCTGTGCCGCTGACAAAGTGCATGGATGATTTTCTGGATAGTGAAGTCCCGGAGCCGTTCTATCTTTCAGAAGCAAAAACCCAGAGTGTGATAATTCACAATGACGCACATCCGGGACAGATATGTGATAGGGGGGGGATATGTAATACCCTTCTGTCACGGGACTACAAAGACCCGAAAGTGGTGAAGTGTCCTATGGAAATTAAGCAAATTGCAGACTTACACCACTATGGCAATGACCAGATGAACCGGGTTTACTCTCCCGAAGGTCTATGTCCTACCCTGAAAACCGTGTCTGGGGGGGGGCGTGAAGTGAAGATATATGATGGAGAGCGCTATCGCAATCTGACTCCTACGGAGTATTTCAGGCTTATGGGGTTCTCCGACACGGACGTTCAAACCCTGGTTCGGAACGGTATCTCTAAGACGCAACTTTACAAAATGGCAGGTAATTCCATTGTGGTAAACGTCCTGGAACACCTGTTCATGCAACTCTATCAAGAAAGAGAGGAGGTAAAGCCTTTGGTAGACGGAACCTACATTTTCGACTGTGAGGTTTTCGCTCATGACTGGCTGTTTGTGTTCAAAGAACTGGCAACCGGGGAGTACACCATAATCCATAACGACAATGACGCAGTTCTGGCGTTCATGGAGCGTGACCCCTTCCTGGGCGGGTTCAACAACAAGCACTACGACAACCATATCCTTAAAGCGGTCATGACGGGCGCTGACCCGGAAACGGTCAAGGCAATCAATGACGCAATTATTGTAGATGAAATCAACGGCTGGGATATTCCCTACCTGCGAGAGTACAGAGTGTTTTTCAGTAGCTTTGACCTGATGGATGACTGCCAGATGGGACTTTCGCTGAAAGCCATTGAAGCGCACCTGGGTATTCCCATTGAGGAAACCGAAGTGGATTTCAACATTGACCGCCGCCTGACAGAAGAAGAACTCCAACAGACCATTGCCTACTGTAAGTATGACGTGGACTCTACGGAGAAACTGTACCACCTGCGGGAAGCGTACCTCAAGAACAAAGCGACCCTGGGAAGGGCAAGAGGACTGGACGAACGGGCGGCTATGTATATGACCAATGCAAAGCTGACTTCCGTATATCTGAAAGCGGTCAAGCCCGAAAAGCCCTGGACGGACGAACGGGACTACCAGTACCCGGACAAACTGCTACGTGAGTACATTCCTCAAGAGGTCTTTGACTTCTTTGACCGTATGCACGATGACAGCATACCGTCTGATGAACTGTTCAGCAGCAAACTGGAACTGATGGTTGGTGAGTGTCCTTGTACGATTGCCTACGGCGGTATTCACGGGGCTATTCCTACATACGTAGAGGAAGCCACGGAAACCCGCTCTATCCGCAATAAGGACGTTGCCAGTTATTACCCGCACTTGATGACTTTGCCCGTTGTCCAAGGGCGGCAGTACGGTTTTTGCAGCAGGAATATCCCGTCCCCGCAGGTGTTTGTGGACACCCTTGAGGACAGGGTTAAGGCGAAGAAAGCCGGGGACAAAGCCACGGATAAGGCGCTGAAACTGGTTCTGAACACCACCTATGGTGCAATGCTCAACGGTAAAAACGGCGAAGCATTTAACGATTTGTATGACCCCCTCATGGGACGGTCAGTGTGCATTACCGGGCAACTGCTTCTTCTGGAACTCTCTATGCACCTTATCAAAGAGTGTCCTACACTCAAAATCATCCAGCTTAACACGGATGGTATCATGGTCAGTCTGGATAACTCCGATGAACCGAAGTGGCAGGAAATTACCCAGGAGTGGCAGGACAGAACCGGGTTTGAATTGGAAGAAGATTTCATCCAGAAGATTGTCCAGAAAGACGTGAACAACTACGTGGAAGTTCCCGTGGGCGGCGGTGAGCCGAAGGTAAAAGGCGGGCAGCTTGTCCGTGGTATTCCCGCCCAGGGCGCTTTCAATATCAACAACAATGCTGTGGTGGTAGCGAGGGCTATCAAAGAGTTCTTTGTGAACGGGACTCCCCCGGAAGAAACCATTGCGGCAAGTACGGACATTCTGGACTTCCAGTTGATTGCAAAAGCGGGCGGCAAGTATTCAGGCTGCTACCACCAGGTAGGCGAGGAGCAGATACCCGTTCAAAAGGTCAACCGGGTCTACGCCACGGCTGACCGCAGTAAGGGAACTCTCTACAAGACCCACGCCCAGACAGGCCGGGACGCTAAAGTGGCGGGACTCCCTACCCATTGTGTCATCGACAATAACAATCAACTGTCTATCAGCGTGGTAGACCGTAAGTGGTATGTGAAGCTGGCACAGAAGTATATCAATGACTTCCTGGGGGTTAAACCTCCCCGGAAGAACACCAGACGGATTAACTCTCTCAAGAAGAAATCCCTGGCAATTTTTGAAACCGATTAAGGAGGAATTTAGCAATGGCTAACATCTATGAAACCATGAACGTGCGTCAAAAGCTGGCGAAAGCCCGTCTGTACTTCCTGAACCAGAAGGTCAAGAAGTCCGGCAAGAACATGAAGTTGGAGTTCAAGTATTTTGAGTTGGAGGACATTGTACCCCCGGCGCTCCGTATCTTTGCCCGTGTCGGGCTGGTGTCCAACACCATGTTTGATGGTGAGAAAGCGACCATGACCATTATGAACACCGACAATCCCCAGGAGGACGGTATTCAGTTCGTTGCCCCGTACCGGGAAGCCGGGCAGATTATCAGCAAGGCGGGCAATGAGGTCACGAACCCCATTCAGGCACTCGGCGCTTCTATCACCTACCTGCGGCGCTACCTGTGGATGATGGCGCTGGACATTACGGAACCTGATGACGTTGACCCGAACCTGGGTTCGGAGGAGCCTACCGGGGAGAACGAGGACGGGTTTACTCCTTCCCCGCAGACCACGAAGAAAGCCCCGGCTACGCCCCAGGAACGGGCGGCAGCGAAGGAGGAACTGACCTCCACGGACGGTGCTGCGAGTGAAGCCCAGATTGCCGAACTCAAGCAGTTCTGCAAAGACCTCATGGAGAAGGATGAAAGCATGGAGGACTTTGTTCAGCAGATTGCTATGAAAACGGACGGGTTCACCAATATTACCGCTTCTGCCTGCACAGAACTGGTCAAGAACCTCAAGGAAATGCTTGAGCAGTACGGCGAGTAAGGAGGGCTGACGTATGCCGAAAATTCAGTATAAAGAGATAAACTTTCGGCAGTCCAGTCTTGACCTTATCAACCTGGTCAACGAAGTCATAGATGACTACAAAGCGCAGGGATATGAACTTACCTTGCGGCAGGTCTACTATCAGTTGGTTGCCCGTGGCTATATCCCGAACAACGAGAGAAGCTACAAAAACATTGGCAACCTTATCAATGACGGTAGGCTGGCTGGACTGATTGACTGGTACGCTATCACAGACCGTACCAGGAACCTGCGGGGCAATAGCCACTGGGACACTCCTGCTGACGTGATTGCTTCCGCAAAATATTCCTACCTGCTGGACAAATGGGCAGGGCAACCGAACTACGTTGAAGTCTGGGTAGAAAAAGACGCACTGGTTGACGTTGTAGGGCAGGCTTGCAGGCCGCTGGACGTTCCTTACTTCTCTTGCAGGGGTTATACTTCCCAGTCTGAAATGTGGGTTGCAGCAAGACGGTTTTTGCGTCAATGTGACCGGGAACAGCGCATTATCATCCATTTAGGTGACCATGACCCTTCCGGGATTGACATGACCCGTGATATTCAAGACCGTCTGGAAATGTTTGGCGCTGACGTGATTGTAAAACGGGTAGCGCTAACCATGAACCAGATTGACCATTACAACCCGCCCCCTAACCCGGCGAAGATTACAGATAGCCGTTGCGGTAGATATATCGCACAGTACGGGCATGAGTCCTGGGAGTTGGACGCTCTTGAACCGAAGGTCATTACCACTCTTATCAACCAGGAAGTAACCATGTATCGGGACGATACACTTTACAGGCAGGTATGTGGTAAAGAGAGCCGGGAGAAAGAAGAACTTCAACTTCTGTGTGACCGTTACGGTGAAGCTGTGTCCTATCTGATGGAGGGTTAAGGGTATGGCAGATAATGTGAACCACCCTTCCCATTATGAAACCGGGAACTTTGAGTGCATTGACGTGATGGTAGAAACCCAGGGGGTTGCAGCGGTACAGAACTTTTGTATTTGCAATGCGTTCAAGTACCTCTATCGTCACAAACGGAAAAATGGATGTGAGGATATTCAGAAAGCAATCTGGTATCTGAACAAATATGTTGAATTGGAGGGAAATAACAATGCGTAAGCTGCTGCGAAGTGTGGCACGGCACAACATGATTAAGGCCGGGTACACGCAACTGAACAAGAAGGGCGCTGATGGCAAGAGCAAGTTTTCTAAGCTGTGGCGCAACTACATCTAACGAAAGGAGCAGGAACCATGAAGTGGAATGACAATGGTACGATTACCATTACACCCCCGACACGGCCTAAGAAGGTCACGGGTACACGCTTTGCGGCGATTATGGGGCTGAACCAGTGGACTACCCCTTTCAACGCCTGGTGTGCTATTACCCGGACGTATGAGGAGCCGTTTGAGAAAACGAAGTACACGGCGGCGGGCAAGGCCATTGAGCCGAAGCAGGCGGCGTACATGAAGGAGAAGTATTTCTGGAAGAACTTCATTACCCCTACGGACGTGTACGGCGAGAACTACTTCCAGAAAACCTTTGGTGACTTCTTCAAGGAGAGTCCGATTTTCGGCGGTATGTGGGACTTCCTCTTTGCGGATAAGACCAACAAGCCTACCGCCGTGATGGAAATGAAAACCACGAAGCGGGCAGAGGACTGGCTTGAGGACGTTCCCGAATACTACGCTTTGCAGGCTGCTCTTTACGCCTACCTGCTGGGTGTGGATGACGTTATCATGGTCTGCACCATTCTGGGAGAGCAGGACTATGACCACCCGGAGAACTTTGTTGTGACCCCGGAGAACACCTTTGAGCGCCCCTTCAAGGTATCGGAGAGATACCCCGATATGGCGAAAACCATTAAGAAGGTTGAACACTGGTGGAAGAAGCACGTGGAGGGCGGCGTTTCTCCGAAGTTTGACGAAAAGAAGGACGCTGACATTCTCAAGGTGCTGCGGGCGAACAACCTGACCTCGGACACTGACTTGGACTCTCTGGTGAGAGAAGCGGAAGCCTTGCAGGAGGAGATTGACCAGGTGACCGCTGGCATTGCCGACAAGGAAAAACGGCTGAAAACGCTGAAAGACCTTATCAAAGAAGCCAGTGTCGGACAGTTCCGGGACGGTGATAAGCAGGTCATCATTCAGGGCGGCAAGTATGAATGGGTCACGTCCCGCAGTGTGTCCGTCAAGGTGGATGAAGCCGCTATGAAGAAGGACGGAGTTCTGGATAAGTACAAGACGAAAGAAACCGTTACGTACCGCCTGACTCCGAAGGAAAAGAAGGAGGACATTTAACTATGGCAAAGATTGGTTTGAGCGAAGGGTTTTCCCTTATCCCGAAGGGAACCCATGTTTTCCAGATTGTGAAGGTCAACTACAAGGAGGACTTTGGCAAGATGGAAGTGACCATGCAGCTTGCTACTGGTCAGAAGCACGTGGAGCGCTTTTCCCTGCTGAACAAGGACGGTGAGCCGAACGAGGGCGGCTTGAACGCTTTCAGCTATTTTGCGAAAGCGGCCTTGAACGACTTCTCCCTGACGGAGATTGACCATGAGGATTTGGTGGGCTGCTTTATCCGCTGCGAGGTTGACCATGAGGAGGTTGAGAGCAATCGTACTCCTGGAAAAATGCTCAAGTTCGTGCGGCTGGGTGAGAAAGAGTCCGCTGACGGGTTCGATGAAGCCCCTGCTACGCCCTCTGCGCCCGTTCCGAAGGGCGAGGGTAAAACTACTACCACCCCCACGGCAAAGGCCGCAGGAAAGCCCACGCAGGCCGCACAGGGCGGGGCTAAACCGAAGTTCGACCTGAACAGTATTCTGGGATAATCCCCATAAGGGGCATTGGAGAGGGTGAGAATTTGACGCTCTAACTCTCCAATGCTTACCCTTATCAGAAACTACCAAACAAGAACAGGAGTGTAATATCATGAAGAAACTTTTTGCTATGCTGCTTGCCCTGATTATGGTTATGACCTGTCTGACGGGCTGCACCGAAAGTGAGCAGGTCAGCTACAACATTTCTAAGGAAGCTGACAACTTCAATGTGACCCGCAAGCTGACCGTTATCAATGCCCGGACGGACACCGTTCTGCTGGAAATGATTGGTACGTTTGCCCTGGAAAACAACAGTTCAAGTGAACTGGAAATTATCTGTGAAGTGGCTGACGGTAAGTACCAGAAGCACTTTGTCTACCTGAACGAATACACACTGTATGTGGTGGAGGACATTTCCGGGGCAAGCGTGGATAAGTACCATTATGAAATCAATTTCCTCCCGGAATGGGGTTTCAAGCCGACATACAGTGATTAACTGGGAAGGGGACTCTATGGAGCATGAACAGAAACCCTAAGAAAAACAAAGAGGGGTACGATGACCCCACGGCCTATCACGGCACAAAGCCCCTGGTAGACAGAGATAACCAGATTGAGAAAGCGCATAGGCAGCTTATCAATTCTGTGCTTACTTTGGCGGGGCTGGCGGGTTTTCAAGTTGAAAGCCGTATTGTGCTGCGGCACAGAGAAACAGGCCGAATTTTCAAATAAGGAGGATTACCGTTATGACTGGTATTGATTATCAGCGGCTTGCTATGCGAACCAACGATAGCAAGGCCACTTCCCGCCTGATGGAAAAGATGGATGAAAACGCAGAATTTCCCTGGGACACCGACATTGGCGAGGTTCTGAACGGCTGTCTGGGGCTTGCTGGGGAAGCCGGGGAGTTCACTGACATGGTAAAAAAGTGGATTTTCCATGAAAAGCCCTTTGACCCTGACCACGCTATGAAGGAACTGGGTGACGTTCTCTGGTATGTGGCAATGATTTGTCATTCCTTTGGGTGGAACCTTAACACCATTATGCAGATGAATGTGGACAAATTAAAAGCCCGCTACCCGGAGGGATTTGACGTTGATAAGTCCGCACATCGTCTGGAAGGTGACGTGTGATGAATTTTCACAATATCACCCATGAGGATATGAATAACGGTGATGGGTTGCGGGTGGTTCTCTGGGTTGCAGGGTGTGACCACCACTGTAAGAACTGCCAGAACCCTGTCACCTGGAACCCGGATGACGGGTTGCCCTTTACACTCAAAGATGAACATGAAATCTTTGGCGCATTGGAGAGAGAGTACATTGCGGGTATTACCTTTTCAGGTGGTGACCCGCTTCACCCGGCAAACCGCAGTTCCGTTTTGAAACTGATGAACACTATCCGCAACAACTTCCCGGAAAAGACTATCTGGGTCTATACAGGGTACACCTGGGAAGAAATTCTCCAGGATAGGGAACTTCTTTCCATGATGAACCCCGTGGATATTCTGGTAGATGGGCGATTTGTTGAGGAATTGAAAGACGTGACCTATCCCTGGGCGGGCAGCAGAAACCAGAGGGTCATAGACGTTCAACACACACTTGAAGAAGGGAGGGTCATTCTTCATGAAAGTCATTAAGAAAGACGGGACATTGGAACTCTTTGACGGTCAAAAAATCATCAATGCCGTTACGAAGTCCGCTTCCCGTGTGATGATTACCATAACGGACACCCAGTTTCAGGGCATTGTGGCGGCGGTTGTCGCACTCCTTCAGGAGAAGGGGCTTGAGGAAATCCCGGTCAGTGAAATGCACAATGTCATGGAGCAGGTGCTTGAGGATTTCAACCCGAAGGTAGCAAAGTCCTACAAGGACTACCGCAACTACAAGAAGGACTTTGTTCACCTGATGGATGAAGTCTATATCAAGAGTCAGTCTATTCGTTTTATCGGAGATAAGGAGAACGCAAACACGGACTCTGCTCTGGTAGCGACAAAACGCTGCTTAATTTTCAACGAACTCAACAAGCGCCTGTACCGTAAGTTCTTCATGACCAGGGACGAGTTGCAGGCTTGCAAGGAAGGGTATATCTACATTCATGACCAGTCTGCCCGCCTGGACACAATCAACTGCTGTCTGTGTGATATTCAGAGTATCATGAGCGGCGGCTTTGAAATGGGAAACGTCTGGTACAATGAACCGAAAACCCTTGATACGGCCTTTGACGTGCTGGGTGACATTATTTTGGCTACTGCGTCACAGCAGTATGGAGGGTTTACCGTCCCGGAAGTTGACAAAATCCTTGCACCCTACGCAGAAAAGTCCTTCCAGAAATACTTCCTTGAGTATGGGGACATTGCGAAAGAACTTACCGAAGATGGCAAAGTGCTTCCTTCCGGGATTTACGGCTACGCTATGCGGAAGGTGGAGCGGGATTTTGAGCAGGGGTTCCAGGGGATTGAAATGAAACTGAACACTGTGGGAAGTTCCCGTGGTGATTACCCATTTATTACAATGACCTTTGGGCTTGCTACTGACACGTTCGGAAAGATGGCGGCAAAGACCTTCCTGCGGGTTCACATGGAAGGGCAAGGCAGACCCGGCAATAAGAAGCCCGTCCTGTTCCCGAAGCTGGTTTACCTCTATGACGAAGCCCTGAATTGTGAGGGTGGAGAGAATGAGGACGTGTTTGAAGCCGGGATTGAGTGCAGCGCTAAGACTATGTACCCCGATTGGTTGTCCTTAACCGGGGAAGGATATGTCGCTGACATTTACAAGAAATACGGTAGAGTGATTTCCCCTATGGGTTGCCGTGCGTTTCTCTCTCCCTGGTTTGAGCGTGGCGGGATGACCCCGGCTGACGCTGACGATAAACCCGTATTTGTGGGACGGTTTAATGTGGGAGCCGTAAGCCTGCACCTGCCTATGATACTGGCAAAGTCCAGACAGGAAAGCCGGGACTTCTATGAGGTTCTGGACTACTACCTGGAAATGATACGCAACATTCACAAGCGCACGTATGACTATCTGGGTGAAATGCGGGCAAGCGTGAACCCTATTATGTTCTGTGAGGGCGGCGCTTATGGCGGTCACCTGCAACCCCATGACAAAATCAAACCGCTGCTGAAACCTATGACCGCTTCTTTTGGTATTACGGCCTTGAACGAATTGCAGGAACTCTACAACGGAAAATCCATTGCAGAGGACGGGCAGTTCGCCCTTGAAGTCATGGAGTACATTAACCAGAAAGTCAATGAGTTCAAGCAGAAGGACGGATGGTTGTACGCTATCTACGGAACTCCTGCGGAAAGCCTTTGCGGGTTGCAGGTTGAGCAGTTCCGCAAGCAGTACGGGGTTGTGGAGAACGTCAGTGACCGCCCGTATGTAAGCAATTCCTTCCACTGTCATGTGACAGAAGAACTGACACCTATCCAAAAGCAAGACCTGGAAAAACGGTTCTGGGATTTGTGCAACGGCGGGAAAATCCAGTACGTGCGTTATCCCGTGGATTACAACATTGAAGCGGTCAGAACTCTGGTTCGCAGGGCTATGAAGATGGGCTTTTACGAAGGTGTGAACCTGTCCCTGGCCTACTGTGATGATTGCGGTCATCAAGAACTGGAAATGGAAGTCTGCCCGGTCTGTGGCGGTACGAACCTTACGAAAATTGACCGTATGAACGGCTACCTGTCTTATAGCAGAGTCCACGGAGATACCCGCTTGAACGCTGCAAAGATGGCAGAAATCGCAGAAAGGAAGTCAATGTGATGGAGTTTACCATATCGAAAGAGAAAGGCAGCAGCCGCTACTATGTTCACCCCGTAGGGGAACCGAATAAGCCCATTCCCGGCACATATGCCCCGAAAAAGCGGGCTATGAAAACGGCGGCGCAGATGAACGGTATGGATTACCGTGAGTACCTGAAAGCACGGAAACAGGGTGATAACTCATGATGGAAGCCGCAATCAATCTGATACTGATTATTGCAGGAGCCGTTTTTCTGGTGCTTTGGATTATATCACTGGTGAACTGGGATGGGGAGTATCATTGCGATAAAAGCGAGTGTAATACCTGCCCGTTCCCCTGCAAGGAAAGGAACGACCATGATTATTTTGGAAAAAACTGAAACCTACGGCTGGAAAGCCGCTATCAGAGGTATGCGTAACCCTTTGAACTCCTGGGATAAGTCCGATAGCTGTTTCTGCCCGGACGAACCCTGCTGTGAAGGAAATTGTGCTGTGCATATCGGCCCCGCTGACCTGGCCTTAATGAAGAAGCTGGCGGCGGCTGGCAATGACCACGGAAAATTTCTACGGATGATTACCGTCACGGTAGACATTACCGCTCCGCTCTACTGGTGGAAAGAGTTTGATACCTACAAGGTAGGAACCGTTGCGAACTCCTGTTCCACCATGCACAAAATCCACGCAAAGAAGTTTACCCGTGAGGATTTCTCTACTGACCACCTGATACCCCGTATGCTGGAAGTTCTGGACGTGACCATTGCGAACCTGAACGCTTGCCGGGGGAATTACCTGGAAGCCCAGGACAAAAAATGGTGGTGGCAGATGATACAACTGCTTCCGTCCTCCTACAACCAGAAACGCACGGTGCAGATGAACTATGCAGTTCTCAAGAACTTCTACCACTCCCGCAAAAATCACAAGCTGGACGAGTGGCATGTTGTTTGTGACTGGGTGGAAAGACTGCCATACAGTGAACTGATTACACAGTAAAGGAGTGCGGGGATGATGGACTACACCAGAATACCAGACGAATTGAAAAATCTCAAGCAGTGGGTGTGTACCTGGAACGGTTCCAAAATCCCCATGAAAGCCTTTCAGAAAAAAGCCGCTTCTTCTACCGCCCCTGACACCTGGGGAACCTTTGAGCAGGCACAGGCGGCGGTAGAGGATGGGCTTTATGACCAGATAGGCTTTGTATTCGCTGATAATGGGCTGGTAGGCATTGATATTGACGTAGGCTTTGAAGATGGGCTTATGACCCCTCTCTGTGCTGACATTATGAAGGTTTGCCACTCCTATACGGAGAAGTCCAGAAGCGGACGTGGGGTTCATATCCTGCTGCACGGGGACTTACCGTTCAAGGGGAAGAACAACCTTAAAGGGGTGGAAATCTACAAAGCCCGCAGGTTCTTCATCATGACAGGCCGGGTACTTATCTTTCCTGAAATTGTAGAGAACCAGGAAGCCATTGATTATGTAGTAGAGAAATACTTCCCGGTCACAGAAAAGACAGGAAGCAAAGCGGCACAGGTACAGAAAATCTATTCCCCGGTCTTTCGGAAGCCCGAAGCGGGCAAGGTCTTTGTCCGGCCTGACTACCCGGAAATTGTGTCGGGGGGCAGAAATCTGTCACTTACTTCTCTGGCGGGAGCAATGCACAACACTGGATATAGCAAGCAGCAGATTTATACAGAACTCTGTTATGTCAACCAGACACGGTGCAAACCTCCCCTTCCTATGCGGGAGATTGAAACTATCTGCGATAGCGTAACGAGGTATAGGAGGTAAATAGTATGGCGAGAACTCTGTATCTTCCAGACGGTAAAACGGAAGTCATATTCAATGACCCGGAAGAAACCTTGCGGCGGGTCATTGGTGAACGGCTGGGACGGGACTGCGAGGAATTGTTCACAGAACTCCTTGAGGAAGCCCGTCACCCGCTGGGTGGCGGTGATGACTTTGAGAAGATTGCAGACGGGTATCTGTCTGCACTGAACAGCACAATGGAGGAGATTGCCAGTGTGCTGAAAGAATTTGACAAGGCCAGACTGGATAGAGCAAAGGTTCATAGGAGCCTGAAAAATATCTGGAATGACCTCTATAAAAATCTGTAAGAGAGGAGGATTTCACAATGCCTGACGATTTGAAGCCTTGCCCGTTTTGTGGTGGTAAAGCCCGGATTGAGGAATACGCTATGGGGCATAAAGGCAATGGAACTTTCACAGCTTCTTATAAATGCGGCTGTGACAACTGCAAAATCTATTTTGCACATAACTCTGAATTTACCCTTGAGCATGGTCAACCGAAGTTCATTCACAACGGCTATGACATTGTAAAAGAACTGTGGAACAGGAGGATGGACAATGGCTGATGAACTGTTTCAACTCTCCAATGGGCGCTATATTGCGTCAGAAGAATTAAGCAAGAAAATGTACTATATCAAGTCCGTTCACCCGGAACTTCCCTATCAGGAGAACTCTACGGGCTATTCCTGGGATGAAGCTGGTATGGCTGACCTGTTCAGTGAGTGTTACCAGAATGACACCCGTTTTTGCCCGGAAGCAAAGTCCTGGTACACCTATGACAGTGGGAAGTGGCAGAAAGACGTTGGTTCTCTGTTGGTGGCGGCAAAGATTAAGGAGTTCGTGCGGCTGATGGCGCTGTACTGCGGTGAAATCCCGGACGAGGAGAAACGGAAACAGTACATGGCCTTTGTCGCAAAGATGGGTGACCGCCGTTTCCGTGACCGTCTGATGAAAGACGCTGCGGACAGTATGCGGATTGAAGCGGAAAAGTTTGACACACACCCCTTCCTTATCAACTGCAAGAACGGAACCTATGACCTGGAAAGCATGACCTTCCGGGAACACAACTGGGAAGATTTCTTGACCATGCAGACGAACTTTGAGTACAGTATGCAGGAAGTTCACTGCGAACGGTGGGAAAAGTTTATTGCAGAAGTCACGCAGGATGACAAGGACAAGGCTGATTATCTGCAACGTGCGCTGGGTTATTCTATCCTGGGAACCAGTAAAGAGGAATGTATGTTCATCCTTCATGGCAAGACTACCCGAAATGGCAAGTCTACCATGCTGGACGCTATTCAACACCTGCTGGGTGATTACTCTACAGTTGCGCCCGTGGAACTTATCTGTAAGGCAGAACGGACGAAGAACGCAGAAGCGCCCAGTTCGGTACTGGCAAAGCTGAAAGGCCGCAGGTTCGTAACCATGAGCGAGAGCGACACGGCGGGTAAACTGGATGAAGCTACGATTAAGCAGTACACTGGCGGTGAGGATATTACCGCCCGTGAACTGTATCAGGCTGCAATCACTTTTAAGCCGCAATTTACTATGTGGCTGTCCTGTAACGACCTGCCCGCCGTGAAGGATAAAAGCCTGTTCGCTTCTGACCGTGTGCGAGTGATTGAGTTCAACCGTCACTTTACGGACGTAGAGCAAGACAAAGGATTGAAGGACTACTTTGAAAGCCCCGAAGCTATGAAGGGTATCTTTACATGGCTGGTTGCCGGGTACTTTAAGTATCGCCGCTTTGGGTTGGTCATGACCGACAACATGAGAGCCGTAGTCAAGCAGTATGAGAAAGACAATGACCTGGTGCTGCAATTCCTTGAAGAAAAATGTGAGCGGATTGCAGAAGGGTACACGAAAGCTAAGACGCTCTACGATAACTACAAAATCTGGTGCAAGAGCAATGGCTATTATGTGTGCAGTATGAAAAAATTCAACGCAGAACTGACAATGCACCCGGAATGGTATCATGATAAATCCGTCATAAACGGCGTGACTGTCTATCATGGCCTGGGTGTCAAGGCAAATTCGTAGAGGTTTGTAGAGTATTTTTGCGTTTTACAGTAACTTTTCTATATAAGGGGTCTACTAAGAGAAAGTTATAGTAAAATACGATTTTACTCTACTACTCTGTATTTTGAAGGAGGTCAACAATATGGAAAGCTATGTCGAACGGTGGTTGCGAGAGCAGAGGAAACCCGTGAAAAAATCGGGTGGACGCAGAAAGCAGCAGAAGGAAACCCAGGTGAGAGAGGAAACCCGTAGAGAGGAGGAAACCCAGGATGGCAAGAACAGCAGGAGCAAAGGACACGAAACCCCGTAAGCCCCGGTCAGACGGGGCAAAGCCCGCCTATGAAAATTCGCCTATCATTCAAGGACATAACCCTGATTTGCCCGCTGGGTATAACACCCGGCGTATTGCCTTTATGCAGGCTATTCTTCCTACGGAACCGCTTGACCATGATGACGTTGCAGAAATGGAACGGCGCTTCATGCGTTATCTTGATTTATGCGCCCAGTGGGATATGAAGATAGGCAATCAAGCGGCCTATGCTGCAATCGGAATTAACAAGGATTTAGTGTATGAGTGGACTGTACGTAGACAAACGAACCCTGCCCGTACCGAATTTATTAAAAAAATTCAGCAGTTTTGCGCTATGTATCGTGAAGGGCTGATGGAGGACGGGAAGGTGAACCCTGTCACGGGTATTTTCTGGCAAAAGAACTATGACGGTATGCGTGACCAGCAGGAGGTTGTCTTGACTCCTAACGTCAGCCCCCTGGGAGAGCAGCAGGACGCAGAAGCGCTTAAACAGAAATACCTTGAAAACACCTATGGCATTACTGGGGAAATCGCAGAAGGAGCAGAAAGCCCTACTCTTGAACTTCCAGAAGGTGCAGAACGGCAGAACGAACCCGCAGAAAGCGCAGAAGGGACGCAGAAAGGCGAATAAGAGCGCAAAAAAAAATAACCCGGCTGGCCTGATGGCTGACCGGGTTATTTCTTACCTGTGAAAGAGTCTTGCAAACCTGCGGCGGGGCTTCCAATAATCCACCATGTTTTTTATTTGTTCTTCTGTCTGCATGGGGATATTATAAAGCGTCATCCCGTCCGGGGTCATATAGTAGCCTTGACCGTATCGGGGTAACAGTTCGCAACCCTTCACCCCTAAAATATTGCGGCTGTCCTGGGCGCTGCGGGTTCGGAGTCCTACCCGGCTATCAAAATTAACCTTTATAGCGGTAGGGATAACACAAGCAAGGGGGCATTGTGTAGCGGCTATAATGTGGACGTTTGCCGCCCGTCCTATCTGTGCAAGCCTTTGTAAAAGCGGTTGCACGTGGCGGCGGTCTGTGGTCATTAAGTCCGCTAATTCGTCAATGATAACATACACGGCACCGCCGCTATATTTCCGCTGTCCCTGGGCTTGCATTGCTTTATAGCGGGTTTCTGTTATCTCCATAGCCTTTTCCAGCGCTTGCACCATTTCCCCCGGTTCGCTGGAATATTTGATAGTATGGGGAAGCTGTTTATATTCCACCAATTCAACCCGTTTCGGGTCTATCAAAATAAATTGCACGGCGGCGGGGCTGTCATATAGGGCAGTATATACCAGGCCATTTATAACAACGCTTTTCCCGCTTCCCGTTGCGCCTGCTATAAGTAAATGCGGCTGGGAAAGCATATCCTTATAAAGCGTATAATATTCGCCCGTTGGCGTGGTATAGGTCTTTTGCATGGGCTTTTGTCCTCCTTTCCTGGCTTGCTCCACTCTGCATTTATGCGGGCTTGTGACCGCCTACGGCTGCATTAGAGCGCCCCGCCTGGGCTGTTATCCTGGGCGGGGCTTGCCTGGGGTTTACTGGGCTTTATCCTGTCCCATATAGCTATAATCATAGCTTTCCACGGTTCCCAGGGTGTCAGCCGTGGGCGCTTCACCTGTGAAACGGTCAACCATGCGAACGGGAATATAAAAAGCGGTATAACGCCCGGTTTCGCTGTTTCGCAGGTTGTAAAACTCAAAAGCATTTAAGGCGCTTTCCCAGGTTGCGCCGCTTTTCCCGGAAACGCTGATTTCAGGATGAAAAGGAAAGCCGGGGCGCAGATTGCACGGGCAGAGAATAACCCGCAAACCGTTGTTATAAGCACGGCGGGCGGTGGTCTTGTTTACCCGTTTGAAAGTGTGGTTTCCGTCCTGGTATGTGTATTTGTTCATGGTTCAAACCTCCTTGAAAATGGCGTATTGCCTATTATTTTTTATATACTCTTTTAAGTGCTTTTCGGTTCCCTGTCCAAAATTGAAAGCGCCTTTAATTCGGGCGGGTGTCCAGTCTAAAAAATCCCCGGCCTGCTGCATGGCTTTAATATTCCCGTGGTATTCTGTGCGGAGTAACGCCCGGTCAAACTCTAAAATCACGGCTTAAAACCTCCTTTTGTTCTTGCTCCCCTCTGCATTTTCCCGGCTTGGGACGGGCTACGGCTGCATTAGAGCGGGGCAAGCGCCCCGGCCTATTCAGTTATTAGAACGCCATATAAAGCGCCGTATTTCTGGCGGTGATTGCGTATAGCTGGCCTGTTTTGGTGTCCTGCAATAGTCCACCATTCAACCCATACACCCCGGAGGAATAGCCGATTTTGTCCAGGCTGTGAACGTGTAAAAACTCTTTCATTTCCTGGAAGCCGTACCCGGTCAAGTCTTGCGCCGCTCCAATGCGGACAAGGTTCTTTAATTCTCTTTGTGTGTATTTCCTCATGGTTTAACCCTCCTGTTATTTGTTGGTTGTTTCTGGTTCTTCCAGACTCCCGGCACAAGGCCGGGGCGCTGGCGGCTTAACTGGCTATTTATACCCGCCGCCACGGGTTCACGCTTTAATCAATTCCCGATAAATTAGAGAGGTCAAAAGGCTTTCGGCCTGCTGTTCACTGTATCGGGCTTTTTCGCTGTCCGTTTCTTCCAGGATTGCGCCCAGGTCATCAACGGCGCTACGGTTGTAGTAATAGCAGCAATCAATAACAGAAGATAAGCCTTGCGCCCAGTCTGTAAACCGTTCTTGTTCGGTCATCCTGGCATAACTTCCAATAGCGGGTTTTTCACTCTTGAAAGTGTCCAGGATGAAAGCGGCGATTTCCGGCCATTCCTGCGGCGGGGTGTCGGTGTAGTTCTCTGGGGTGAAGTTCTCCAGAATATACGCCCGGATATTTTCACGGGCTTTCTTGCTATTAGTTTTTAACATGGTTGTTACCTCCCTTGTATTTGTGCAATCTGCCTTTTCTGTACTGGTTCGGGTTGGGTGTCCTATGTTTTAGCCCTTCCCTTTATCATGTTTACATTATATCATGTGGGCGTGATAATGTCAAGCACTTTTTCATGATTTCATGCGTACATGATAAAATAATTTTGAGAGTGTCCCGGCCTGCCTGCTGCACCGTCCCCGGCCTGATTTCCTGGGGTAAAAATCCACGCTTTCAAACCAGGGGCGGGAGGGGGATTTGCACCCCAGGCAGGCCGGGGCGGGTGAGGGTCAAAAATTCCGCAAAAATAAAAAAAACCTCTTGACAAAAGCATGAAAGCATATTATCATGTAAATATGAAACAAAGGAGGTTAGGCACATGACTGTCAATGACACTATCAAAACCCTCATGAGTGGTAAAAATATAACCCAGGGTGAAATCACAAAACGGCTTGGTATGAAAAGTCAGTCTGGGGTAAGTCAAGCCCTGAACCGGGACATGAAGGTGTCCATGCTTATCCGTTTTTTGAACACTCTGGATTGTGACCTTGTTATCCGGGACAAAGAGAGCGGCAAGGAGTACATGGTTGTAGAGTAAAACACGATTTTGTAGTAACTTCTTTATAGAGAGGGTCTACTAAGAAGAAATTATAAGAAAAATCGAAAATACTCTACAACCTTACTGGGAGGACAACCATGATAAAAGCCTTTTTTACATTTTGCGGTATGTTTGTCAGAGTGATAGCCGTAGTCATGACCGCTTTTCTCTTTCTCTGCATGAACTGTTTTACCATTCCCTTAACCGTGCTGCTGTGGTTAATATGCAGACTGCTCAAGCTACGGACTCCGCATTTCACCAGTTATTCCTTGATGGTCTATCCAACATGGAGTTATGAACCGAACGGGACTTTGTGGAATGACGTGCAGAAGATAAAGCAAAAAGAGGAAGCTAAGATACCTAAATACAGGCCAATACGTGCCTGGGAAGAAAGATTTTTCGATTAAAGGCCGCTGAAATGCAGCGGTGAGTCCAATGGGACTACCTGTTATGGGTAGTCCTTTTCTTTTTAGGCAGGAGGTTATTATGAATTACAAAAAACTAAAAGAGAGGATAATGCAGGCGGTCAACGCCCGCCCGCTGGATTTTGAAGCCTACGATGATATGTTTGCCCTGTTCCGAGAGTATGAGAAAGAACAGTTTATGACTGCTCATAAGTGGAACCAGGATTTTAGAACGGATATAGGACTGGCGCTGCGGTATGCTGTGGACAAAAAGGACTTCCAGATTGCGGAGAGGTTTAACGACCTTCTTTTCCGTTCTCTGATTTTGGGCGCTCCACATTTCTTTGATGATTATTTGCAGGCCGTGGAGTTTGGGAAAGCCCTGGACAAGAAGTTCTATCAGCCCCGCCGACACTATCTCAAACGGTATGTAGACGCATATCAGGAGATTTTGGATGGGAAGCTGGACTTTCTCTCTATCTCCATGCCGAAGCGTGGCGGCAAGTCCCAGTTGGGTATTAACTTTACCAATATGCTGTCCGGGAAGTTTCCTGACCGCTCTACTCTGATGGAAGGTACGGGTGATGACCTTGTAAAGTCTTTCTATCAAGGATGTCTGGAATATTTGCAGACTCCGAATGATTACCACTTTTATGACATTTTCCCGGAAGCGAAGCTGGTACAGACCAATGCGGACACCAAAATTATCAATCTGCTTCATAAGTCCCGGTTCCCTACGGTCATGTGCCGTTCTATTGACGCAAGGCAGGTAGGTCTTTCGGAAGCCACGAACCTGCTCTATCTGGATGACTGTGTAGAAGGCCGTGAGGAAGCAAAAAACAGGCAGCGGCTTGATGATAAATGGGAAATTATTTCTGGTGATGTTATCGGACGTGCTATTGAAGGAACCCCCATTGTCATTTGCGGAACCCGGTACTCTCTATATGACCCTATCGGGCATTTGCAGGAGGAAATGAAAAAGCAGGGCAAGCGGATGAAGGTTATTGAAACCCCGGCGCTTGACCCTGTGACCGATGAAAGCAATTTTGAGTATATGCGGGAGGGTAAGAAAGTTTTTACCACGCAGTATTTCCGTGACCAGCGTGAAATGCTGTCCGCAGAGCAGTTTGAGAGTGAGTTCCAGCAGCAGCCGTTTGAAGCAAAGGGGTTACTGTTCCCGGCTGGGAGCCTGAATACCTTTTTTGAACTCCCTGTTGACCGTGACCCGGACAGTATTATTGCCGTGTGTGATACCGCAGACAAGGGTGAGGACTACTGCTCTATGCCGATTGCGGCGGTCTACGGGGATGAAGTCTACATTGTTGCCGTGGTCTTTGATGACTCTCCTCCTGAAACCACGAAGCCAGAATGTGCAAAGGCGCTGATGGACAACAAGGTGGTAGCGTCTACTTTTGAGTCCAATAACGCAGGTTCTTATTTTGCCAGGGACGTTGCGAAGCTGCTTGAGGATAGCGGGTACGTCTGCAATATCCGAACAAAGCGCACGATTTCCAACAAGCAGACCCGTATTGAGTTTGCGTCCGATACGATTTTGAAGCATTTTTACTTCAAAGACCCTACGACCTATGCCCGGAACAGTCAGTATGCGGAGTTCATAAAGCAGTTGACCACCTACACCCGGTCTGGCAAGGTTCCGCATGATGACGCTCCTGACTCCCTTTCTCTGCTGGAAAATGAACTCCGTGGGCTTGTTGGGGCAAAGGTGGAAGTATTTAAGCGTCCTTGCTAAAATTCTTCACACCTTATCATGAAATCATGCTTGACAAAAGGATTGGAGAGTTATATAATGATGATAGGTGAAACCACGTGGGAGAGGAGGTAAGCGGCGTGGCTATGATACTGCATGGTAGGCGTATGATACAGACAGACGCAACCGAAGTGACCATTGACAATGTAGTGACCATTCTGCGTAAGGCGCTTCCCTACCACTGGAAAAACAGGTCTGAAATTCAATACCTCTGGGCTTACTACAAAGGCAAGCAGCCTGTTCTTAACCGAAAGAAAGAGGTAAGGCCGGAGATTACGAATAGGATTGTTGAGAACCGGGCGAACGAGATTGTGTCTTTTAAGTCCGGGTATCTGATGGGTGAGCCGCTACAATATGTGTCCCGTGGAAACGGAGAAGATATTGCGGACGCAATCAACCAGCTTAACGAGTTTGTCTTTGCGGAGGAGAAGTCCTCAAAGGACAAAGAGTTAGCTGACTGGTTCCATATCTGCGGAACGTCCTTCCGTATGGTACTCCCGGATGAAGCCGGGGAGGAAGATGACTCTCCCATTGAGATTTATACCCTTGACCCCAGAAATACCTTTGTTGTTTATAACAACGGCCTGGGAAATAAGCCTATTTTGGGTGTCAAATATGTGGTGGACGAAAACGGGATTGTTCATTACTCCTGCTATTCTAAGTATGAGTATTTTGAGATAGTGGAGTCTACGGTAGTGAACTCCCAGCCGCATATTTTGGGGGACATTCCCATAATCGAATATCCACTCAACCTTGCCCGTATCGGTGCTTTTGAGTTGGTTATTCCCCTGCTGGACGCAATTAACCTGACAGACAGCAACCGTCTTGACGGTGTGGAGCAGTTTATCCAGGCGCTCATGCTTTTCCATAACGTAGACATTTCCTCTGACGATTATCAGAAGCTACGGGAGGAAGGGGCTATCAAGTTCAAGGATATTGACCCGCAACTGAAAGCGGAAATCTCCTACCTGATTAGTTCGTTGAACCAGGGTGAAACCCAGACGTTAGTTGACCATATGTACCAGACGGTATTGACTATTTGTGGTATGCCAAACCGCAACGGCGGTTCTTCTACAAGTGATACCGGGTCTGCGGTCATTATGCGTGATGGATGGTCTGCTGCCGAAGCGAGGGCAAAGGATAGCGAACTCATGTTTAAGAAATCAGAACGGAGGTTTCTGCGGCTGGTTTTGAATATCTGCCACACTTTGGTAGGTATGGATTTGAAGGTAAGTAATATTGAAATCCGCTTTACCCGCCGTAACTATGAAAATATTCTGCAAAAGGCGCAGGTGCTTGACCTGATGTTGAAGAACAACAAGATACACCCCCGCCTTGCTTTTGAACACTGCGGTCTTTTCGTGGACTCTGACCTGGCATATACATTAAGTGCTGAATATGCAGAGGAACAGGAACGGAAAGCCCAGGAACAGCTTGAACAGCAAATGCAGATGAAAGCACAGGTAACGAACAATAATACCAACAATGAGGAGGGCGGCAATAATGAAGCTGAATGAACTGGTACAGACCTATGACGGTGATGTGCTGTTTGACGCACGGGAAACTGAAATGGTGAGGGACGAAGCCTAGGAGCGGCCTATCGTGTCCTTTGACCGCAATGAGCGGGACGCTATCAAGTCTGAAATCCTGGAACGTCCCGTTGAGAAGTACCGGGTGGAGGTTACCCCCGTCAACAATGTAAGAGGGAAAACCTGCAATGTAACCATTGTTGCGGTTCTGGGCGAAACTCCCGTAGAGGGTGATACTTCTGACCCCGGCACGGAACCTACTCCTCCCTCTGGTGATGATACCCCTTCTGACGAAGGTTAAGGATTGGAGGTAGTGAGTATGTCCCCGATTATCACGAAGGAAATGAAGGAGCAGATTGAAACGCTGCTCAAGCACGGAAGCAGGGTGGAAGTCCTGATTGAGCAGGGCAAAGTCACCATTGTGGAAATTAAGAGGAAAATGAGAATGAAGGAAGCGTAACCAGGACAACGGTTCTGGTAAGTCTAATGGGACTGTGAGCGACAACCGCTCATAGTCCCGTTTTCTTTTGGAGAGATATGGAATGGATGAAGTTGTTTCCAGTTATGCGCTGGCTTTTGATGAACTGAATATCCTTACTGCAACCAGTTTTTATTCCGCAGACGGTGAGGACTTGTCTGCGAAGATAGCCCAGGTTGCGGATGACCTTCTCTCTTTTCTCATTAACGGCTACACGTTAGGTGTAAACAATGCAGCTAAAATGTTGGGTTCCGACCTGACGGTAAATATCGGCAAAATGGAGGACGCTATCTATCTGATTATTGATGGTAAGACCTTTGAGGATAGGGTTGCAGACCACGTTCTTGCCGATGACCTGACAGGGTTGCAGACGTTGGCAGAGTCAGAATTTCACCGAGTCTATAACGCAGGTGTTGTAGATGGTGGACAGGAGTATGTGGACACAGGGGACTTTGGAGTGACAAAGACCTGGGGAACCATGCTGGATGAAAGTGTACGGGAAACTCATTCCTACCTGGAAAGCGTATCAGTTCCGTTAGAGGAGGAGTTCTTTACCTTTGATGGTGACCACGCTCCATATCCCGGATTGTTTCAGAAAGCGGAAAACAATGTCAACTGTCGCTGCTTTGTGATATTAAAACCTTCCGATGGATTGTAGGAGTCAACCCGCTCCTGCTTTACATGGCGGTAGGGAAACCGCCTTACCAACACGCAAGGTCAGACAAGACCGAAAAACAGAAATCAGAGCGGAGTGAACCGCCACAATGAAACGCAAAAGGAGGACTTCAAGATGGATTTGAAAGAGTTGTTAGGTGAAGCCTACAAGGAGGGCATGACTTTCGAGGAAGTGGAAACTGCCTTGAAGGACATTACACCCCCGGACACCAGCACAGCGGAGGTTACCAGGCTGAAAGCGGCACTGTCTAAGGCCAATTCCGAAGCTGCGGGCTACAAGAAGCAGTTGCGGGAGAAGCAGACGGGCGAGGAAGCCGCTGCCGCTACCCAGAAGGAGGAGCATGAGAAACTGGTTCAGGAGAATACCGACCTGAAACGGTCTATTGCCCTCTCCGAGAGAAAGGCAAAACTCCTTGCTATGGGTTACGAGGAGAAACTTGCCGAGGAAACCGCTACCGCTATGGTAGATGGTGACATGGACGTTGTGATGGCGAACCAGTCTAAGTATCTGGAAGTCCAGAAAAAGCAAATTCAGGCCGACCACATGAGGAAAACCCCCAGACCTGCGGCGGGTTCCGAGAATACGGGCGGTATGGATTATGCAAAGAAGATTGCCGAAGCGCAGGCAAGCGGTAACTATGCCGCTGCCGCATACTATACCCGTCTGCAAGCCCAGGATGAAGCCGACCAGACGGGAACCGAGTAATTTACAGGAGGTAAATCATCATGGCTGATGTGATTGCAACCAGTTTTGGCGTACTGAATTATAGCGGTATGCTTTTCAACAAGGGGAACACCCGTACCCCTCTTTCTTCCATTATCGGGAGCAAGGCAAAGACCACGAACCACGTGGAGTTCATCACCGGACAGGAGTACACTGCTGGTGGGGATGGTTCCCAGCCCGCTATCAGCGAAACCGCTTCCCTGACCGCCCCAGACGCTTCTGTGGTGACCCGTGAGCAAAAAACCAACGTGACCCAGATTTTCCATGAGTCCGTGGGTATTTCCTACGGCAAGCAGTCCAATATGGGGACGCTGAATGGTATCAACATTGAGAACCAGCAGGCGAACCCCATGAACGAACTGGACTTCCAGGTGGCGGCGAAAATCCAGAAGGTCAACCGGGACATTGAGTTCACCTTCATCAACGGCGTTTTCAACAAGGCCACGAAGAATAGCGAAGCCAACAAGACCCGTGGGCTTGTCCCGGCTATCACTTCCAATGTGACCGCAATGAAAAGCAAGCCCCTGGGTCTGTGGGACATTGCCGACATGGTGAAGAAAATCTATGGTGCGAACGCCCCGACTGATGGGCTTTGCCTGTGGTGTGACGCTGTGACCCTGTTCCAGATTAACGCTGACGCTGTTCAGAACGGCCTGACCGTTGTTCCCGCCGCACGGAATATTAACGGTATCGCACTGTCCAGTGTGGTAACTCCTATTGGGGTTGTGTACCTGTATCTGGGTGAGTGTCTGCCCGCAGGTACGGCGCTGCTTCTGAACCTGGACGTGATTGCCCCGGTTCACCAGCCCGTTCCCGGAAAGGGTAACTTCTTCCTGGAGCCGCTGGCTAAGACTGGCGCTGGTGAAAAGTATCAGCTTTTCGGGCAGATTGGCCTTGACCACGGCCCGGAGTGGTATCATGGCAAGTTCACGGGTATCAGCACCGACTTTGAGAAGCCCGCTTATAGCCGTTCCGTCTATGTGGCGAACGCTACGGACTTTGGCGGCGGTAGCACTGGGGCTTAATTGGAGAAAGGAGGGTGGACAACATGACCTATGACGATAAGCTGACCATGCTTGAGCGCATGACGGATGAAACGGAACAGGGGGTGTTGTCCACCTATCTGCTCCTGGCTGAACAGGTTGTCATATCTAAGGCTTATCCGTTTGATGACGTGGAATGTCCTGCGGTAATGCCCGCCCGATATGACGGGGTTCAGGTAGAGATTGCGGCCTATATGCTGAATAAGCGTGGCGCAGAGGGTGAAACGGCGCACTCTGAAAACGGGGTGAGCCGCACGTATGAGAACGGGGATATTCCCGCTTCTCTCCTGCGGCGTATTACCCCTATGGCGGGGGTGCTGTGATGAAACTCATGAAGCGCAATCTGCAATCTGTTTGGTATGCCCTTTACGACACGAAGGAGCCTATCAGGGACGAGAACGGATATGAAACCAGTGAGGTTAGTATCACGTATAAAGACCCCGTGAAGCTGCTGTGCAGTGTGTCCCCAGCGAAGGGGTATGCACAAGGCGCTATGTTCGGGAACTTAGAGTCCTACGACAAGGTTCTTATCACGGATGACATGAGTTGTCCGATTGACGAAAACACGGTACTGTTCATTGACCGGGAGCCGACCTTCAACGCAGACGGTTCCCCCGCCTTTGACTATATTGTGCGCCGTGTAGCTAAGTCCCTCAACAACATTTCCTACGCAGTGAGTAAGGTGAACGTATCGTGAGAAAGCGGGTTATCAAGGTCAAATTAACAGAGGACAGCATTGACCAGGCCATTCAGGAACTCAAGCGGTATAAAGCATGGCTGCTTGACCGAACGCAAAAGTTTCTGGAAGCGCTGGCAGAGGAAGGTATGCAAATTGCTACCGTTAAGTTTGCGGAAGCGGTCTATGACGGAACCAATGACGTGACCTGCTCCATTGAGGAGCGGGGGAAGAACAAGGTTGCCGTTGTTGCCCTGGGGAGTGCGGTTCTGTTCATTGAGTTTGGTACTGGCGTTAAATATCCCGATGACCACCCGGAAGCTGGCAAGCACGGGATGACCCGTGGGGAATATGGATATGGTCTTGGCAGACTGGAAAAAGGATGGCGGTACAGTGGTGACCCAGGAACTAACGGTGAGGTTATCACTTCTGGAAAACACGCTGGGGAAATTCACACTTACGGCAATCCTGCAAACATGAGTATGTACCAAACCATGAAGGAGTTGGAGGAAAAATTTGAGGAGATAGCAAGGAGGGTGTACGTATGAACGATTGTGAAAATGAGGTTTATACCCGTGTCGCTACGGTTCTGCGTGAGAAATTCCCTGGTATCAATCTTTCTGGGGAGTATGTGAAAGCTCCTTCTTCTTTTCCTCATGTGAGTATCGTCCAGAGCGAAACCGTCACCGTGTATATGAAAACCACCGACACGAAGGAATATGACCGACTTCTGTTTGAAATCAATATCTATTCCAACAAGGCGGCGGGTAAGAAAACCGAGTGTAAGGCTATCGCAAAGGAGATTGACCGTATCATGTTCTCTATGAATTTTCGGAGGATGACCATGACCCCCGTTCCGAACATGGAGGACGCAAGCATTTACAGGATGGTTGCCCGATACCGGGTGACTACTGATGGAAAATATTTTTACAGGAGGTAACGACTATGAACGCAACCAGCACGTACATGACTTTCCTCATGCACCGTAAGGCCGCTGCTGAGGGCGGCACTGCTGCGGACTATGAGAAGCTGATTGACATTACCGAGTTCCCCGACCTGGGGACTGACCCGGAAATGCTGGAAACCACTACTCTGTCTGACCGTATGCAGACCTTCATCCTGGGTATTCAGGGCAACGAAGCTATGAACTTCAATACCAACTATGACCATGACGGGTATCTGGCGCTGAAAGCCCTTGAGCGTAAGAACGAGGGCTATGCCGTGTGGTTCGGCGGTACGGAGAACGCTGACGGTACTGTGACCCCGACTGGCACGGAGGGCAAGTTCTCCTTTGACGGTCAGCTTTCTGTCCGTGTGACGGGCGGCGGTGTGAATGAGGTTCGTGGTATGGGTATCACGATTGCCCCGACCACCGTTATCCAGGAGGAGTAAAGACCACACTCAATTTCAAGAATTGGAGGAATTAAGCAATGGCTAAGACAATCGGCTTTACCTATGAGGGTAAGGACTACACTCTGGAATTTACCCGGAGGACTATCAAGCAGATGGAGGATGAAGGGTTTGTCGCAAAGAACATTGATGACCGCCCTATGACCCTCCTGCCCGCACTGTTCGCAGGCGCTTTCAAAGCACATCACAGGTTCGTCAAACAGGACGTGATTGAGGAAATCTACGCCAATATGCCGAACAAGGATAAACTCATTGAGAAACTGGCAGAAATGTACAATGAGCCTATCCTGGCGCTGATGGAGGAGCCGGAGGACAGCGCAAAAAACGTGGACTGGATGACGAGTTGGTAACGGACTTGTCATCACCTGACGGGGGCGGCGGTACGAAAGGCCGTCCGTCCCCGCCTTTACGTTACGGGGATAAATTTGAAGAACTCTGCGGGTATTACATGAGTCTGGGTATGTCCTATCATGATTACTGGGATGGGGACGCTGCTATGACTCTGTATTACCGCAGGATGGACGAATACCACCGTGAGCGCAGGAACTACGAACTCTGGTTACAGGGTGCATATATCTACGAAGCCTTGTTGGACGCTTCCCCCGTGTATAATGCTTTGAGCAAGCAAAAGAAACCCTTCCCCTACCGTGCTGCACCTATTCCGATTACTACGAATGAGAGCAAGGCCGCAAAAGAGCGTGACAAGCAGGAGCGACTTAAAAAGGGCAAGGAAGCTATGCGGGCTATGGTTGCGAGTATCAACAAGCGCTTCCGGGACAATCAAAGAAAACGGGAGAAAGGAGGGGAAGTGAACGATGGCGATTGAACTTGAAGGTCTTGAGTTTCAAATTGAAGCGAAGTCCGAACAGGGAGTTAAACACATTGACGCTCTTGCAAACAGTCTTGGTAAACTGAAAAATGCTACTAAGGCTTTGCAGGGATTGGATGGTGTTTCCGATAAGCTATCGAAGTTGAACAATGCCTTGAGCAATTTCCATGTGGATAAACTGGAAGCGCTGGGAAAAGGCTTGCAGGCTATCGGCGCTGCGGGCAACGTAAAAATCTCTGCTTCTATCCCGAAGCGGATTAACGATATAGCCCAGGCCGCAAACAATCTGGATGACAGCGCTCTTGACAGGCTGGAACGTCTGGGGAACGCTTTGCAGAGTATCAGCGCTGCGGGGACTGTGAATATCAGTGTA